CCATATCTGCTACAATCTTGTGAAAGTCTGCATCACCTTCTTTGTATGCATCCACAACATCTTCTACAGAATAAAAGCCCTGTAGTGCTGCGTAGTGTACAACTAATCTAGGTTCTTGCTGCGAGTAATCAAAGCAACCCCACTTACAATTCTCTTCCGGTAAAAATAAACTTCTGATCCGTGGTCCGAGGTCTTTGTTTCTTGCAGGTATCTGTTGTAAGTTTGGATTATTCATACTGAACCTACCTGTAACTGTACCACCGCTGTCACCACGTAATTGGTTTATCTCTGCATGTATTCTACCTTTGCCAGAGTATTTTAATATTGTATCTAAAAACGTAGTATGTGCTTTGTTAATCTCTCTTGCTTTTGCAATAGCTTGTACAATCTTGTGTGGGTGATTAGCTAAAAAGTTTTTAGTAAAGCTTGGTGCCTTTGTCTTTTCTGTTCTGTCATAAGGCAGACCTAGTTTATCAAATATTTTTGCAATAGATCTTGCTGCCCAGATTTGTACCTCTTGTCCTGTCTCAGCATATATACCACCTAGTAATCTCTTCTCTTCTTCAACCATTCTTTGTTTCTCTATAGATGCTTTGTCTACATCTACACGTACACCTAAAAATCTCATGTCAACTAACACAGGAAACAGTTTAGTTTCCATATCAAATATATTCTGTATGTCCTGGTGTATTATTTCTTTTTTTAATTCCTGCCACAACTCCAGTGTGAGTTGGGCGTCACGCTCCGCGTAAGCTCCAACGTACATAGCTGGTAGTTTATACATCTCTGCTTTAGGGTCTACACCCCAAGACTTTGCAGCTTCATATAATGCTGTCTCATCTTTACCTTTACCAACATAGTCTCTACCACAACCATTTAAATCATATCTAAATCTATTCTCATCAACCAATGATGCAGCTATCATTGTGTCTACAATCTTACCACTTATCTTAAGTCCTAATGCCCTTATCCAACATACATCATACATTGCGTTGTGAAATATTTTTGTAGCTGGTGTATTAAGTTGATCTTGAAACCATTTAAGGACCATCTTACGATCCATGTTACCACCGCCTTCATGCGCTATTGGATAGTATGCACACCAATCATGTGTAGCTAATGATATACCTACAACATCTCCTTCACCTACAACAGAACCAGAACCCATTCTTTTACCCAAGTTTGGATCTTTTGTTTCTAAATCGATTGCTATCTCATCATACTTTGATAGGTCAGGAAAATCTTGTGGTCGTAGCCACTCTGTCTGAGGTTTAAATAGTATCTTCACTCTCTGCCTTCCATTTTCTGTATCCGTCTATCCAGTTTTCTAACTGTTCGGGCGTAGCATCTTGTAACTTCTTTTTCTCTAATTCGCAATAGTGAATTATCTTGTCGAGATCTTCAACTCCATTTTTATGCATGTACCTACAAACATATTTTATAACACAGCCTTGAAAGAAGGTAAGATTATTTTTTGAAATAAACTCGTACGGCTGAATGTCAAAATACATGTAGTGACTCCCGCCTATCTGCTTGTTCTGTGGTTTGTCATCTTCAAACATATTCACATCTGTCATATTTTATATCCTTTATAGTTATCTTTTGGTCTAACAATGTGTAGATGTGTTTTAGTTCTTGTTGCTCCAACATAAAACAATCTGTTCTCATCGTCAGGATTTTTTTCGTAGTTGATTTGTGTGTTTCTAGATAGGTCAGTCAGCAGCACTACGTTATCTTGCTCACCACCTTTCACACCATGTATTGTTGATAATACAATACGTGGAGATGAATTTAATTTCTCACCGTTTTCTCTCATTCTTCTTATGTATCTAATGCTTCTACTAGGTGCTTGATCAAAAGCTTCATACCAAATTTTATCTGTTCTCAACCACTGACGTTCTCTTAGTTCAGGTAGACCATACATCCCGTCCTTGTCCATATATTTTAAAGATTGCTTTTCAAAATGGTTTTGTGACATGTATGATGCTATTCTAACAATCTGATCATAATTTATATTCACACCTTTACGCACATTTTCCCAGTCCGTTACAGCTTTGTATAGGTCTTGTTCTTTGTTTGTTTTAAATTTGTTCTGATAATACAATCCTTGCTCGTACAGCGCTTCCTCTACATCTGTTAACATAAATTTTGTTCTTGCTAACACTAGCCAATTACCTTGTTTCATGTTAATCTGTTTGAACTCATCATAATATGAAAGTAAACCTCTTTGAGTTTTTGGTCTCCACTCTTTTGGTAATCTATGTTGTATTTTATTTACTATCTTTGAAGCAACATCGTGCACTACCTGCGGTATTCGGTATGACTGTGTTAGTTGCATCACCTTACCCTTCTGTGCAATAAAACTATCTACGTCTGCACCAGCCCATCTAAATATAGCTTGATCATCATCACCTGCAATATATGTATCTTGTGTCTTATCCCATATAGATCTTGCCATTTCCCACTGTGACCTAGATAAATCTTGAGCTTCATCTATAAATACTACATCAAATCTTGGAGATCTATCCATCTTAACAAACTCTGTAATCATGTCCGTAAAATCAATTAAGTTATAATCTTTTTTGTATTGATTTAAATCGTGTGCAAATTGTTTTAAAGTTTTTATATCTACTAATTGTGTATGTTCTTGCTTGTTAAACTGTTCTTCTGGTGTGATTCCACGTAGTTTAGCTAGCTGTATAATACGAAGTATGTCACTCTTAGTTGTAAATAATCCTGTATGTTCGTTTTCATACTCATGATAATCTACAATCAAATTTGCTTTTTTACCTAGATCTTCATAGTGTCTACGTTGCATGACCTCGTCTTTACGTATACCCAGTCTTCTAAATGCTAGTGAATGTAATGTTCTAAAGTATGGTAGATCGTCTTCGCTAAAATTAAATTTAGACATGGCTCTATCTCTAGCTTCGTGCGCAGCTTTTTGTGTAAAAGAGAAGTAACCAATCTTATCAGGATCAGTTTGTTTTAAGTATTTGTCTACCTCATTAAGTAATGTGGTGGTCTTGCCTGTACCAGGCGGACCCAATACAATAGTTTTCAAAATGCATCCTCCTGTTTAAAAACTCTTTCTTTTGGTTTAAATGTTTCTTTCTCAAACTCTGGTAATCTTATAGTAGTAATTTTTTTCTTGGGTAAGGACACTCTGTAATTTGTATCATAACCACAATGTTCTCTCAATACATACAAAGTAAACTGAGGTTTCTCTGGCCACTTATGTCTTGCCAAGTATTGATGAAAGAAATTTGTAAATACAAAATGGTGATGACCTTGATTGTTCCAAACGTTACCCGCTTCGAGATCCTCTCTTGTTGCACCAGATGTTGCTCTACCTAAACAATAGTTCTCTACGTGTTGTTTTAGTTGCTCAATCATACTAGATCCTGCAGGAGCTTCTACTTCTTCTTTATTCATCATCAAAAGATTTATCATTTCATCAAAGTCTTTTGGTTTTATCTTTGGTGGCTTTGTATAGATCTGATTCATACATGCCCGTATAAAAAGTCTTTGCTCTTGTAAATCCTCTGCTTTTAATTCTATTCTTTCGCCGTCCACATTGAGTCTGTATATTGGTGGTTCTGTTTTTACCACCTGTAAATCTTTTAGTGGTGGAAACATAGACTGCGTTCCAATACCAAACTTTCTTGTTTTACATAATTGTTTATCGCAATGGTTACACATTGGTTCTTCTGTGCATTTAAAACCATATTCTTTATTGTCTTTTCTAAATTTTGTTATCTCATCATGTCTGTATGGATTTACAAAATGTTTGTGATTAAATATATCTAACTTATCTGCCCAACTCTCTGGCCATTTCTTTTTAGCATAAACTCTATATTGAAACATAACCCTGTCTCTGCCATCATCTAACTTTTCTTTTGTTAAAGATTCTAAACAAGGTGGTCCATCGTCATATTCAGACTCTGGTCTTTTTATAATTAAGTTTTGTAATTGTTCTGGAGTTATATCTACAATGTTTTGTAAAAATTGTGGAAGTGTAACAGCTTCACCAGAAGATTTAAAGCAATATCTTACTGTATTTTTGTGATTAAAATATGGTAAGTTTAAAAAATTTCCTGTATCATCTTTGGATTTTAATTCAATTTGTTTAGGGAAAACCTCAGCACCACCATGACCCAATACTGCGCTAATAGATATTAATCTATCTCTCATTAGTTTTGCAGGTACAAAATCTTTTGTAAATAAAAATACGTGTGCACCACCTGATTTAGAATTAAATACCATAAGTGGTAGGTCCATTGATTTTATTTTGTTAATTAATTTTTTGTGATTAAATTCTGCATACACATCTATATCTATGCAACCCCATCTACATTCATTGTTTTCATTAATGGGTATAATACCAAGACTAGGTTCAATACCATTTAGATGATCCTCCCAATGTTTCTCTGTAACAGATTCTGTTTTAACAAAGGACTTGCCTTTGACTTTAAGTCCATCGACACCCTTCTTGTCTACATAGGTGCATCCATGTGCTCGCTCTAATCCTGTAAATATTTCTCTAAATCTTTCCATAATAATTTTGCGGAGCCGGATCTAGTCTCCCATCCCCGGCCCCTATCTTCCAGTGGAAGTTTTTAGTACGGTGAATCGGATTTAGATTCTTGCTCTCCGTGTTTTACTTTAACATCACCCTTTGAAACATTCGCTCCAAAGTCTTTTGCTATTTTGTAAATACCCGGATCACTAATAGGTCCAACTCTAGATACATCCCAACCAAACCATGTGCCTTTGTCGTTAGACTGTTGCACAGTTTTTAGTTTATAAATGTGGCTATATGTTGGCGGTGTAAACATACCGTTCTTACCTTGCATTTTCAGACCCATCATCATTGAGTTCCATTTTCTACTCACTTTTAATTGAGTAGCTTTCATAGAAAGCAACGCTGTAGTTGGACTGTCGCCAAGTATTACTACGAAATGACTAGCTGTATTTTCAAGATAGTTACCATTTGCTAATCTATCTTTATTAAACTTGTCTCTTGTAGTTGACGGTAGATCATCCCCAGCATCATATATTTTTACTGGAGCACCTTGACTCTCGCCTCTATCCTGCCATTCAATGTGCTGTCTTTTATAATGCACTGGCACGACATCTATCCCTTTAACGCCATCATAAACCTCGCCTGTAACGGTGTTTATAATCATGCCTGGTTCTGCCCCCTCGACATGTTTAGCATCTCGCTTGTTGCATTCAGGAGATAATTGGCCAAGAACTTTTAAGAACGGTAACGCAAGATCGTCTTGTGTCATGTTCAAACCTTGACCTGCATCAGCTTCAAATAAATTTGTGCTGATCTCGTTTTTCTTTTTTGTTTGTACTTCACTCATGTTTATTGTTTCCTTTTTATTGTTGTCTTATTTCCAACAAAGATGTTGAAAAGTTCCGTCGGCATTTCTTTTCCTGCCTCCATACGCTCACGGACTAACGCTTTAAGAGTCATGGGCTCTACTTTCAGTTTTTGCTGAGGTTCGAGACCCTGACCCTTTGCAAGTTCGGCATAATCAGCCGCCTTGTTATCCTCGTTGCGACCAAACGATACGGATATCTCATTTTTGATTATATCGCTCAGTCCATTCTCACGAAGCCAGTTAAACGCCGCTTCTTTATTTGCTTGTGTGATAGTGGCGCTGTAATTTGTTTTAACTTCTACAGAAGATCCATCCTGTAGTTTTAAAAAAGACAGACCCATTTCTGATAACATCGTAGGTATGATCTCACCAGATAAATGTTCTATGTCTTTTTTCTTTTGTTTGATTGCGTCCTCTTGGACTTGTAGTTGTTGTTGGTGTGCCTGCAGTTGTTTTATTTTATCTGCAAGTTTATTAATATTGGTTGTTTTATCCAATACCTCTTCCTGATCTTTCTCAAAATCAATCGTCATTCTTTGCTCCTGTTCCGTACAAATCAACCTCAATCGGATAGTATCTTTTCTCTTGTCTATCCCACTTTAAAAGATTGAATCTGCCATTTGTTATATCTGATACCAAACTGCAGACAACTCCTATTATAGCAGGATCTCCTGTTAATAACAAGTGGTCTGTTGGTTTGAAATCTTTTAATAGATTTTTTAATTTAAAAATAAGAGGACCAGGTGAAAAAATCATTTGTGATCTTTCATCTAATAAAAATTTTAACTTACCGTATTCTGCTGCACCCATAATATTAAATTTAGGACGGCCTTCTCTTGTGCCTGCAATTTCTTGCACAACATAAACATGGGGTAGTCTATCTTTTTTTATTTCTGAGTAATTAATACTTTCTCTTACTTTCATACTTGACTTTTTATTATAATCCTATATCT